GGGTGTAAAGACTCAGGGTGATGCAATATTATCATCTATATCAACTAATACTATTGATACATTACTTATCTTTACTTCAGAAGGTAGAATGTTTAGAATGTTGGTAGATAATGTGCCTGCGGGAACCAATGCTTCACGTGGTACTAATCTTGCCACCCTTTTAAAACTTAATCCAAACGAGAAAATTATGTATGTAACTTCTCAATTTAGAAAGACAGACGCAAAATATGTTGTATTCTTTACAAAGAAAGGTTTAATTAAAAAGACCAAACTTGAAGAGTTTAAGAATACAAAGAAAACAACTGGTATTCAGGCGATTAAGTTTAAAGAAAGTGACTCTCTTTCAAATGTAACTCTACTCAACAATGAAGATGTAATAGTAATAACTAAAAATGGTATGGGAATTAAATTTGTGACTAAAGATATAGCTCCTATTGGTAGAATTGCTGCGGGAGTTAAGGCGATTAAATTAAAGGAAGGTGACGAAGTTGTCATTGGTTTACCGTGTTCAGCGTCAAATGATATTGGAATATTTACTGTTTCAGGTCTTGGAAAGAGAGTTAGACAAACAGACTTTCCAACTCAAAATAGAGGCGGCGTCGGAGTTATGGCGTCAGAAGTATGTGTCGCCGGAGCATGCTTCATTGATGACACAGACCATATCCTTATTATCGGAAGACCAAATTCCATCTGTACAGATACCAAGAGTATACCTATCTTAGGACGAACCGCCGCAGGTGTACAAATAGTAAATGGTAGTAAAATTGAAAGGGTTATTAAGTTATGACAGAAGCAGAAAAACAATTATTAGATAATCCTCCTATATGTCCAAATTGTGGTGTTCAAACATGGTGGAATTTTGATATGATGGGACCAGGTGTATGGCATTTACATTGTAGCAATTGTCATATAGGAATACATGGATATTATATAAATGAAATAGTTAAACAATTTAATTTGCATCATAAACCAGATACTTATATTTTTATACGTAATGGAAAAATAAATACTATGATTGAAAATGGTAATTTTATGATTGAAAATGGAGAGGAGCATTAGCTCCTCTTTTTGATTTTTATTAAAAATTTTGATATAATATTTATAGAATAAAAAGAAGGTGATGAATAATATGGGAAAAGGAAAACCTAGACATAATCCACACAAAAAAAATAATATAGGTTCAGAATGTTGGCATTGTGAAGATATTAAATTTAATAATGAATATATTAAATGGTGTAGTTTATATGGCGGTTCTGCAATAAATATATGCAAAGGTGATTATCATAATTGTTGTAAAGTAAAATATCGACTCGCAGCAAGTTTAAGTGATATACAAAAACAAAATAATGTAGAACCAAAAACAAGATAAGAAAAAGAGGTGTTTTAATTATGGATAAGCCAAAAGTAGGTGATCATTATATTTTACATAGTGAAGATGGAAATGATTATGATATTAAAATTATTAATGTAAATGAATGTAGACCTCCAGATATGTTATATGCAACGGACGTATTCTGTAATGGAAAAAATTGTTATGAGGATGTTGTATTTTTAGGTGATTACTTTTTTGAGTCACGAAAAGATAAACTTGAAAAAATAAGGTAGGTAAATAAATATGTTAGAAAATTTAAAAAAAGGTGATATAGTAATAGCTACTCCTTTAAGGGAAATAGAAGAATTTGTTCATAATGGTCTTCCTTCTGAAGAAAGTTTAAAAATATTATATGATAATAATTTTGTTTTAACTAAAATTATAGATAATAAATATTATTTTGCTAATAGAAATACATTATTAGATTCTCCTTTTATAGTTAAATTAAAATGAGGTGATAAATATGTTAAATGAATTTTCAACTGCACCACAAGGATGGCAATGTCCAATATGTGGAAGAGTATATTCTCCAATGACACCAATGTGTTATTATTGTGGAGGAGAACAGAAAACTGTAACATATACAACATATACAACAAGTGCAGAAAATGTAGAAATAGCAAAAATGAATAGTCATGCTCCAATTCATCCACAGCAGCAGATAGGAGGATAAATATGACTAAAAAGCAAAAAAAGTGCATCGAATGGATTTGCGATATTCTTGGTGTTGATTATACCGGTGGAGATAACAAAGAAGATGCTTATTGGTTTATATTAAGATATATGCAAAAAGCTAAAAAAGAACAAAAAAAGATACGAAGAAATAGAGTTTTGAACAGTAATAGAAGAGTATATTATTCAGAGAATTCATATTCAGGTCCTTATGGAACAGACATAGTAGATTGTTATGACTATGGAATATGCCCTTGGGGAAATAGTTAATGGAGGGTAAGAAGAATGATTAGTGCAGAAGATTATTTAGGACATATAAAATGTCTTAATGAATGGACAAAAGCATATGATGAAGGACATCCAGTCGTTTCAGATAAACAGTGGGATGATTGGTATTTTGAAGTTCAAGAATATGAAATAAATTATCCTAATTGTATTCAACCAGATTCACCTACTCAAGTTATTCATTTTGAAGAAGTAAGTGAACTTAAAAAAGTTAAGCATAATCATCCAATGTTATCACTTAATAAAACAAAAGATATAGAAGAAGTTAAATCTTTTATTGGTGATAAAGATTATATTGTAATGGCTAAAATGGATGGTTTAACTTGTTCTTTACATTATGAGAGTGGGAAGCTGGTTTCCGCAGAAACAAGAGGAAATGGTGAAGTTGGAGAAGATATAACACATAATGCTATGGTAATACCTTCTATTCCTAAAAGAATAAAGTATAAAGGATCTCTTACTATTGATGGTGAAATAATTTGTACATATGCCGATTTCCATAATTGGTGTCATGACTATAAGAATCCTCGTAATTTTGCGGCAGGCAGTATTAGACTCCTTGATTCAAAAGAATGTAAAGAAAGAGATTTAACTTTTATAGCTTGGGATATTATAAACTCAGATATGAGTTTTTTATGTACTAAACTTGATTTCTTAGATTATATGGGATTTATTATTGTTCCATATCTTTGTTATCATAATGATAACGAATTACTAAATAATGATATAGAAAAATTTATAGATTCGGTTAAATGTAATGCAGAACTACATTCATATCCTATTGACGGTGTTGTTATTAAATATGATAATGTAAGTGAATATGAAGCGGCAGGCAGAACTGACCATCACTTTAAGGGCGGGCTTGCTTATAAGTTTTATGATGAAGAATATGAAACAAGATTAAAAACTATTGATTATGATGTATCAAGAAATGGTATTTTAACACCTGTTGCTGTATTCGAGCCAGTTGATACTGGTGATTCTATTATTGAAAGAGCTTCACTTCATAATATGAGTGTTATGTATGATACTCTTGGACGCGATCCTTATCGTGGAGAAAGGATTAAAATTATAAAAGCAAATCAAATAATTCCTCAAATAGTTTGGGCAGATAAAAGAGATTATGGAGAAATTATAGCTGCAGGTGGAGCAACTTGTGATTGTAATGGAATAGATGGATATTTTGTGTGTCCGGCTTGTGGTTCTATTTGCGACATATGGGAAACTGACTCTGGAGTTGAGGAGCTTCGTTGCGATAATCCTCAATGTTCTGGTAAATTAATTCAAAGGCTCGATCATTTCTGCGGTAAGAAAGGTCTTGATATAAAAGGACTTTCAGAAAAAACTCTTGAAAAACTTATAGAGTGGGAATGGGTTAATGATATAACTGACATTCCTAAACTTAAAGAGCACCGTGCAGAATGGATAAATAAAGCGGGATTTGGTCAAGCGTCTGTGGACAAAATTCTTAAATCTATTGATGACAGGTTAGCAGAAGCGAAGCTCGCCGCATTTATCTCAGGGCTTGGTATTCCACTTATAGGAACACGAGTATCTAAACAGATATGCGAACACGTTGAAACTTGGAAAGAATTTAGAGATTTAATCCATGAACATTTTGATTTTTCTGAGTGGAATGGATTTGGCTTTGAAATGACTCAAGCACTTCTTGAATTTGATTATGATGAAGCTGATGAAATTGTAGAATATATGACATTTAAACCTGAAGAGCATCAGGACAAAAGTGTTAAATTAGATAACTACACTTTTGTAATAACTGGAAAGCTTCAAAATTTTAAGAATAGACAAGAATTAGTTGATGTAATTGAAGCGGCTGGTGGTAAAGTTGCTAGTTCTGTTTCATCAAAAACTAATTATTTAATAAATAATGATGTAAACTCTACTTCATCAAAAAATAAAAAAGCTAAAGAATTAGGTATTCCAATAATTACAGAAGAAGAACTAATGGAGATGATAAAATGAATAGAGCAGAACGTAGATTATTTAAAAAGAAATTAGGTAAAGAACTTGGACCTTCTGCTGACCGCATTATAAAGTGGACGCAGCAATACGAAGGTAAAGATGATGAAAAATTGGAAAGATTGATCGCTGAGGAAATACGAGGACTCGATTTTAACCAATTAATGTTACTTACTGCATACATAGAAAGCAGTATAGGTGCTAAAGACAGTTGAAAAGTATAAAAAATTTTCGTATAATATATGTATAAAATAAAGATGTAAATGTTGCATACTTTATTAAAATAAAAATTAAACAAATTTAAGGAGAAAGAAATTAATGAAAGAAAACACAAAGACAGTATTTACTTATCTTAAGGAGCATGATGGTGAGAAGATTATCGCAAAGGATATTGAAGATGCAACTGGACTTCCGATTAAGTCAATCAATGGTATCGTAACAGCTGCTCTTTGCCGCAAGGGTAAGGATTATGCAGTAAGAGTTCCTGGTGAAATCGAAGTTACTGATGAGAATGGTAACGTAACACATAAGGCAGTTAAGTTTATCCAGCTTACAGATAAGGGACGTGAGTCTACTATCGAGTCAATCGAAGCTGAGGAACTTGCAGCAGCTCAGGCTAAACTTGCAGCTAAGAACGCTGAGTAATTATAGTTCTACAATTTGAAGAAAAGAAAAGGGTTAGATTTTATATCTAACCCTAATTTTCTATAAGGAGATAAAAGGATTGATAATTGCAATATTTATATTAATAGCTATATGTGGCGTATTAATCTATCAATTATCTCAAAAGAAACAAGTTGATGATAAAATACGTCAACAAAATGAAGAATTAAATAAAACTAAACAAAAATTAGAACTAAATGTAATTCATTTAAAAGCTGATAAAGACGCTCTAATAGTAGATTGTCAAACATTAAAAGATACAATCGATAGTGAATATAATCATATTAATAAAATAAAACAACAAAATGAAACAATAGCAAATGAAGCTTATAGTAATTATGTAAAAAATCTTGAAAAAGCTTATATAGATGCTGAAAATGAATTTGATGTAAAAATTGCTAATAAAAATTTAGATTTATTAAAAGTTCAAAAAGAATTAGATAAACTAAAAGAAACACGTGCGGCAGCTCATGAGGCTTTATTAAAAGAGCAAGAAGTAAAAGATAATAAAGATAATTATAGATTACTGCCGTCCCAGGCAGATTTGACCGACGCCCGCCGCCTAGAAATAGTTAAACGTGAATTGAACAAGCCACGTATCTTGAGTATGTTAATATGGCAAACATATTGGCAGCCTATTGCTAAAAAACAATTTCCACAAATTCTTCAAGATAAAACAAAATGTGGAATCTATAAAATTACTAATATTGTAACAGATGAATGTTATATTGGACAGTCTGTTGATATTTACAAACGTTGGAATGAACACTGTAAATGCGGGCTTGGTATCGACACCCCGCCTGGAAATAAATTGTATAAAGCCATTCAAGAATATGGTTTAGAAAACTTTACTTTTGAATTATTAACAACTTGTAATCAAACTGAATTAAATGAAAAAGAAAGGTATTTTATCGAATTGTATCAAGCTGATACTTTTGGATTTAATAGCACGGGTGGAAATAAATGAGTGATACAAAATTTATGGATAACAAAAAAATTACAGATGTAACACCAGAAATGTTAATAACCGAATATTTAAATAATACATCTGAATTGAAAAATTTAGACTATATTAGTGAAGCTTATGATACAGTAGACCGTTCATTGTTTTTAGGCGCAGTTACTGCGGAAGTGGCAGATGCAATTGAACATATTATTAGAATTTATAATATTATGGACAAAGATATTGCTATTGAAGATAGAAAACCTATTAAACTTTTTATTAATTCAGGTGGCGGAGAGAGCACTGCAAGTTATGAAATTATAGATGCTATTAGATTATCAAAAACTCCTGTATATACTATAAATGTCTGTTGGGCAGCAAGCGCTGCACTTGAAGTATTTATGGTAGGACATAAACGTTTTTGTTACCCTAATGCAAATTTTCTGTTCCATGAAGGATCAGTAAAAACTGATTGGATTGATGCAGGAAAGTTTAGAGATTTTAATAACTTTCATGAACAATGTCTTGAGAAGTCTAAACAACTTTATTTTAAATATACAAAAGTAACTCCAGAAATATATAAAGAAAAGCGTAATGATGATTGGTTTTTCTTTGCGGATGAAGCTGTTAAATATGGTTTTGTAGATGAGATATTGGAGGAGTTTATATAATGAATTTTAAAAATACTGATACATGGGGGTTTAAACACAGTTTACGTGGAATGAGAAATCCTATGAATAGCTGGAGTAAAAGTGATAGTGGATATGCTATAAAAGATTATGAGCTTCATGATGGCGAAGAGAAAATAGTTTATGACGAAGATAAATTTGGCATAGGTTCAAATGATATAGATCTTATGCAACGTCTTATTAAAGGTGGTCCAGAACATCGTAAGTTTATGCGCCAAATTATGGTATCTATTGATATTACAGCTCCTTTATACTGGTGGAAGGAGTTTGATACTTATAAAGTTGGCACAACCGCAAATAGTACGAGTACAATGCATAAACTTGCTTCAAAACCAATAACAATAGAAGACTTTGAAATGGATGACTTTGAACGAGTAGAAGTGTTTGATAGAGAACCTTATAAACCTGATGATTTTACAGATGAAGTATGGGACTATGTAATTGATATATGCGAAACACTTCGTCAAAGGTTTGTAGAAACAAAAAATAAGAAATATTGGAAAGAACTTATTCGTATACTTCCGGAAGGTTATCTTCAAACTCGTACAGTTACTATGAATTATGAAAATCTTTATTCTATTGTACGGCAGCGTGAGGGTCATAAGCTTACGGAGTGGAAACAGTTCATTGATTGGGTTCATACTCTTCCATATGCAGATGAATTGATTTTCATTCAATAAACAAGGAGATGCAGATGAAAGCTAATAGAGTTTTAAAAACACTAATATTATTATTAGTGTTTTTTATTGTCATTTTTGTTCCTATGGGAACATCAGCAAAATCAAAGAAAACTAAATATAAAGTTATAGGATATGAATATAAAACAGTTAAAGTGAAAGTCAAAATAAAGAAGAAAAAATATCTTGGTAAGTTCTATATAACTCACTACTGTCCTTGTAGTGAATGTTGTGGACCTGGCGGAGGGAAGGTCACCGCATCTGGAACCGTCCCCACCGCAGGAAGGACAGTAGGAGTTAATCCTTCTATTGTTCCATATGGAACTAAGCTTCAAATAGGTAAACAAGATGGTTATGTCGCTGAAGATACAGGCGGCGGTATAGGCACTTATCATTTAGATGTTTTTTGTAACTCTCATGCGGAAGCACTTGCCGCAGG